GACTATACTGACATAGCAAAGTCGTTAACGAGTCACTCTAACTTTGTGGGACGCTTGCGTCACAAAGCTTACACGAGCTAGATATGTTGATATACAATTAAAACAATCATTCTAAAAAACGGAGCTAGTTGCATGAAAGAAGTTGCTAAGCGCTATCAAGACAGACTCAGCGACATCAAGAAGAAAGTGCGCGATTCAAGCGAATATTTTGATGATAACTACAAACGATATAACGAATTTAGAAAGTTCGTATTCGAGTCTTCTCTGACAGCATCAGAGATTCAGTTGCTGGCAAGCATGGGCAGACCGCAGCTCGAGTTTAATGTTCTAGAAGCATACATATCTAGACTGCTCGGAGAATTCTCTAAGCAAGAGCCCGACATTCTTGTCAGCTCATATGACGATGCAACAACAGACCCCGAGGTTATTGCTGTTGTGCAGCAGCATCTTAAGCACGTTTTTATGGATGGTGACAATGCTCATTTGAAATACGAAGTGTACAAAGACCTGCTTTCTGGGGGCTTTTCAGCTGTAAAGATATATACAGAGTATGAGCACCCGATGTCGATGGAGCAAGTTATTCGCTTTGAGAGATGCGAGCCTACGCTAACGGGTTTTGACAAGCTAGCTAAGCTTTCGCATAAAGGAGATGGTAGCTACTGCTTTGAGATGTTTCCCAAGTCTGAAGAGTGCATTAAAGAAGAGTATCCGGATTTAGACTTGAAAAAGATTAGCTTTTCTACAGGCTTCAGCGGATTTAACTGGAGCTATATTGCCGGGGGCGAGAAGATTGCTCTTGTCGTCGACTACTACGAGAAGAAGCAGAAAGAAGAAACGATTGTTTCTGTGCGCGGAATGGGAGTCATGCTGAAGAAGAGGTACGACAAGATTATCGAAGAATGGGATAGCATTGAGATGCCGCCGATTATCATCGGAAAGCCTAGAAAAACTATGCTTGAGCGCATATGTCGCTACAGAATCATAGAAAGCGAAGTGATTGAGTACGAAGAGACTGACTTTGATATGCTGCCCATCGTTTTCATCGACGGTAGCTCTATTATGATAAAAGGGCACAATGATGGCGCTGTGAAGCAAGTGACAAGGCCTTACGTTTATCACGCTCGCGGTGCTCAAAGACTTAAGAATTATGCCGGTATATCTTTAGCGAATGAGATAGAGAATACGGTTCAGCATAAATTTATGGTAGCAAAAGAAGCGCTTCCGAAGGAAGAAGAGCTTCTTACAGCATATAAAGATGTTCAGAATGCTTCAGTTCTTGTCTATAACTCTGTCTACGAGAAGAACCCTAACCTTCCGATTATGAATCCGATTCGCGAGATTCAGCGTGCCCCGTGCCCACCAGAAATCATTGGTGCTTTTACGGGTTCGGACTCACTTATACAAAACGTGCTAGGTTCTTACGATGCATCTCTTGGAATTAATAATAATCAGTTGTCAGGTGTTGCTATTGTTGAAGCAGCTAGTCAGTCAAATGCCACTGCTATGCCTTACATTGTCGGATGCTTACAGGGCTTTCAGAGGCTTGCTCAAATATACGTTTCGCTAATGCCGAAGTATTTTGTTACGCCCAGGTCCATTCCCGTTGTTACTAAAGATGGTCAGCGCGAGTTCATTCGCATCAATGAAGAGGGGATGCCATCTCTAGATTACGACCCTAACGTTCTCAACGTTACATTGACAGCTGGAGCTAGCTTTCAAGTTCAGAAGTCTCGCACAATCAACATGGTCAAAGACATCATGGGCATGTCCCCGGTCTTTACTGAATTCATGTCTGAAAAAGGCCTTCACTTTATTCTTGATAACATGGACGGCAAGGGCATAGAAGAGCTGAAGTCATTAACTAGTGAATGGACGGAAGAGTTGAATCAGCGCAGGCAAGAGGCAGCAGAGCAGCCAAATCCCATGCAGACTCAAGTAGAGAACGAAAGGAGCAAGATTGAGCAAGAGAAGCAGAAAAATGACATGAATTTTCAAGTAGACATGGCGAAAGTGCAGCAAAGCGGACAAGAGCTTGAAGCAAAGATAGCTATGCAAAGGCAGTCGAATAGCATGCAGCTGATAAAAGCTATGACTGAGAACATGAAGATTGAGAAAGATTATGCGCTCAAGGAAAAGGGCTTTAAAAGCAAAGCTGGTCATGACGCAATGAGATTGATGCACGATATTATTAAAAGTTCAAAATAGGAGAATAGATATGTCTAAGAAGATTAGTTATTACGATTTACAGAATACACCGATGTCCGCCCTACAAAAGCAGTATAAGATGAATAGTGGTCAGATGGAGCAGCAAGTCAGGCGTCATATGGATGGTGCAAAGTCTGAAGATAGAGCTAATCTCTATAAAGAAATTTACAGTAAGAAGGAATAGGGCATGAACGTGAAGCAGGGAGCGTGTAAAAAGAGTGATTCTTTATCAAAGATGATGAAGGAAGGAATTACAAAAGCGATGAAAGTCGCTGATAAAAAGAAGCCAGTGGCTATTAAAAGTGCTGACAATAAAGCAGCAAAGGGGAAGAAGAAATGAGAATAGCATTTATAGCAGCAAAAGAAGCAGTTACTCGCGTTGTTGATAGAGTTTTTGACTTAGTTGGGGACGATATTGACAAAGAGCTTGTATCTGAAATTAGAGATTTGGCTAGAAAGCTTAACAAAAGAGCTGACGAAGAAGAGAAGCGATTAGCATAGAAAAGTCTTTAGTAGCTATGATGAGTAGTCAGACTGCTCATAGTAGTTCAAATATCATTTAACAATTAAGGAATCACAATGGCTAAAGTTTATCAGCTTCCAACTTCGGTCCCTGGGACTGTTGAAGTTTTCCCAAATCAAAAGTATGCGATTTTTGGCGATAGCCTTGCTACAGTAACGACTGCTGGCTATCTTAATGAAGCATCTTTAGACACTTTCCCTGTCTCTGCAAGTGACATTATCTCGGCTTTCTATGACTACGATAAGAACACCGGAGCCGGATCGTACGGTCTGTTCACTGTAGCAATAAGCAATCTTGGTGTAATTACTCTATCTTCATGGGCCAATCCTGGTGAAGTTATTCTTCCTGTTTCTATCGGCGATTTCGCTGTATTTGCAGATACAGAGGGAACTCTGAAGAGCGTAACGAAAGCCAATGGCACTGAAGCAACTAACGCTGTTACTGCTAGCGGACTGGTTGGAGTTATCACGACTTCTGCTTTGACAACTGCAGCCGCAGGTAGCTATGCGATCACTTGGACTAATACACTTATCGCAGCGACAAGTTCTATTCAGTTAACGCTGATGGGCGGAACAAATACAATGAAGAACGTGCAATTACAAGTTGTTCCCGGCGCTGGTTCAGCAGTAGTGACTATTTATAACCTTTCTGCTGCTTCTGCTCTAGACGGAACGATAATCTTAGCATATACTGTTCTATAGTAAGACACGACGTGTTGTTTGAGAGTCTCCGGAATCTCCGTATCTTGCACTCCGGCCTCTAGAGAATCCCAAAAAAACCCTGTTACTAATCACTCCAGGGGGAGTTTCTCTAGGGGTTTTACTATTTTAAAAGCCAAATACTCCAATCTCTCATCTCTCTCTATAGAAATCAAACTCTATTGCCGATACATAATCTCTCTGCTACTCTCTAAATGTGTACATGCACAGCAATTGTTAAACGAGACTCATGCGTAATTGAGGTTTTTGTAGCGTGACGGCGTAATAGTTCGGACACCTAGCCGTTTTTAGGGATTTACCGTGGCGGGGTTAATAGCTTAGAGGGAAATTATGGATAATGTGATGTCAGAGAATGAAAATTTTAATACTAATCAAGGTAGCGTTGAGCAGACCGCGAAGCCTCAAGAAAGGACTTTTAGACAGTCTGACTTGAACGATATCGTTGGTCGCGCAAAGCATGAAGCTGTAGAGAGTTATAAGCGTCAAAACGCAAACGTATCTCATCAAAGCGGAATGTCTGAAGACGAAGTGCGAAGACTGACTAGCGAAGAAGTTTCTCGTCAGAGAGACAAGTGGCAAGCAGAGCAGCAGGAAGCCGCAAATGCAGCCACGGTTCAACGCATTGTTAGTGCGTATCAGTCGAAAATAGCAGGCATCAATGAAAAGTATTCTGACTACAACGAAGTTTCTGAAGGTTTGAACATGGGTGTTTATCCTAATGTTGTTCAGATGCTGGCAGAAAACGTTGATAATGCTGATGACGTTCTTTATGAGCTCTCTAAAAATAGAAGCAAGTTAAATCAATTACAGTCGACTTACGAAAGAAGTCCGAAAGATGCTGTATACGATTTGCAAAGACTAGCTAAATCTATCAAAGAGAACACGAAAGTTATGTCTTCAAAGCAAGCAGCTACACCGTTATCTCAGCAACGACCTTCTAGCCCTGGTGTGGGCTCTCCTGCTTCTTCTATGTCGGCTTTGAAATCAAAGTACCGCGGTTAGATGCGGGGAGCTCTTGATAATCGAACATAACGAGGAACTTTAAAATGGCTGTTTATCCAAGTAATATCTTACAGCAAGTACAGACGTACCAACGTTCTGGCTTGGCCCTTCTGCAAAACATGTGTTGCCACATCTCAACAGCTAACACTAAGTTCAAAGACTTTGACAAGATTCAAGCTAACCTTGGCTCGAGCGTAACTTTCGACTTACCACCTCGCGCCACAACATCTGCTGGTTTGGTTGCTTCTTGGCAAGCTGCTACACAACGTGTACAAACACTAACTTGCGATCAAGCTAACAATGCTGCATTCAGCGTCACATCTCAAGAAAGAATCTTCAATCTTGAAAAAGGCGAAGAAGATTACATGAAGGTGTTCGGTAAGTCTTTTATCGCTGAGCTTGCTGCACAAGTAGAAGGCAACGTGGCTAAAAACTGGGTTTCCGGTGTTCGTAGTCAGCTAGATGATTCAGTAAACACAGCTTCCGGCCCATATCGCTTTTACGGAAACGGCTCCACAGCTTTGTCTTCGTATCAGCAATTAGCTCAGTCTATTATGTTTTTCAAGAACTATGGCGCTGTTCACGACGGAATTAAAGTGTATCTTCCTGACACAGTGGTGCCTGGCATTGTAGGAAGTGGACTGAATCAGTTCGCACCAATTCGTAACGATGCAATCGCCAACTCTTGGGATATTGGTGATTTTGGAACTCCTCCAGTCAATTACTATAGATCTAATCTGATGCCTCTTCACGTTTCGGGTAACACAGGTGTAGACCAAAATACATTAACTGTTGTTTCGACAAACGATCCTACTGGTAAGAACATCACGCAAATCACTGTAAGCGGTGCTACAAATAGTGACTCGAATGCTGTTTTCTCCGGAGATTTGTTCCAGTTCCAAGACGGTGTATCTAGCCAGCCCAACATGCGTTATTTGACTTTCATCGGTCATTTTCCAAGCGCTAACCCGGTTCAGTTTCGCGTAACAGCTGACTCTGCTGCTGATGCTAGTGGTAACGTTGTTCTGAATATCTTCCCAGCTTTAAACTCAGCCGGCGGACAGAATCAAAACATGAACAACCCTATTGCTGCAGGAATGCAAATCAAAGGTCTAGTGTCGCATCGTGCAGGCGGAATATCAGGCGGAGATGCTATGTACTTAGCTATGCCAAGACTTCCAGAGCAAGACCCGTATGCCACTTCTAGTGAGTACGATGACACCACCGGTGTGTCTATGCGTATGACATATGGTTCGGTATTTGGACAAAATCAGTCTGGTATCATTTATGATGAAACTCATGGTTCGTTGATAATTCCAGAGTATTCCATGCGAATGATCATTCCTTTAAGCCAAGGATAACAACGACTTACACGCGACCATTGATGATAGCCATGGGATTTAAAACCGGAGCTATCACAATGGCGTGAGTCTTTGGGTTCATCAAATAAGTAAATAAGGACTTTTAATATGGCAATTGCACAAATACAGAACGATCCGATCTATTCGTTACCGTTTCAATATATCTCCGGTCTAGACCTTTCTATCGCTTCTACAAAAGTAATTGCGATCGCTCCAGGTCAAGCTAGAGATTCTAATGACATCCTCGATATGCCGGTTGGGTATCAAGACATTCAGGGAACTACATCTCCAGAGACTCTGTTCAGCGGATATCGCCAGCCTCTGCTAGTTAATACAGCTGTTGTCGGTGTGAACGGATTAGATGCAGGCGCTTTAGCTGCAAGTTCTCAGTATGCGATTTATTTGATTGCGGATTCTCGCGGGTATAAGAAAGAAGCTGGTATTATGACATCGTCTAGCAATGCACATCCTCTTTTACCATTCGGTTATGACTCGCTAAGACTTCTTGGTTTTGTTTCTACAAATGCTTCTACAAACTTTGTGTTTTCCACAAACAAGCCGCAAATGATGAAGAGCGCTAAGACTTATGTTTTGGCTCCAGCTGTTTCCGGGCTTTCTGCCGGTACTTCTACTACTTTTGCTACTGTTGATTTGAACGCTGCTATTCCTTTGGCGACACTACCAAACGTTATTGCTACCTTAGCTGTAACTTTCATTCCTGTTGCTGCTGGCTCTCTAGCTAAGTTCAGACCATCTGGTTCCACAGCGACAACTGGTTTAGTAACTATCTCAGCAGTTGCTGCTGGTGTTGCTCAGACTCAGTATATTCAAGTGATTTGCGGTGTTGACACTTCAAAGACAGGTATTGATTACTTAGTAAGCTCGGCTTCAGATAGCCTAAGCTTTTCTGTAGTTAGCTATACAGGTGTTCCTCTAGAAGCATATCCTGCTTAGTATTTATGACTTAAGATAAAGATATGCCCCTTAACGGGGCATTTCTTTTTGTACTAAGTATTAGCAACTCTCTTTTGATAATCCATTACACCTTTGACATAAGACAGGATTGCAATAATTCTAAAGTCTTTTGCAAAGGGCATCCAATCATACCCCATGTAGTGACAAAAAATAATTACATAAAATAAAATAGAGGATGTATATAAAATTGCTTCCTGGAAAGACTTTTCTTTAAATCCCATAAAAAGAGATACGATAAAATTAATCACCTGAGCCTCCTAAAAATGTAGAGCCATAATTACGGCCATTCAAAATAGACCTATTGTTTGAAACGAAGCTATCTACCATTCCCGGTGCGTAACGCGCATAGACTAGTCCGGCCCCATAACGAACATATTGATTGCCAATAGGCGCTGTAATTCCCATCCCTAGATTTGCTCCATGGATAGCGCCTTTTGCGCAGCTACAACCCATTTCTCCATAGCTCATTCCGTCAGAAGCAGCGTAGTCCATGCCCGTAACTACTGCGCATCCAACAATAGGGAAAAGCACAGCAGGATTCCCACCTGATATGTCTTTTGTGTTGTTGATATCTATTTTAATCATATTCACTCCATTAGTTGCTATACACCCTTACAATTAGGTGCTATGCGCCCTTACCATTAATTGCTGTAAGACCATATAATTGTATACGTACTGTTACTTGTTGTAAACAGCAATGTTGATATTTATTTACAAATTATTGAGAATACCTATGCTCATGCAGCGTTGATATTTTGTGATAAACTCAATACATAGTCTTTCTAAAGGAATCAGATCATGTCTTATACAGCGCAGCAACTCATTAGCCGGGCCTGGTATCTTTCGGGCATTGTATCTAGAAGCTTACAGACTCCGACAGGAAGTCAGATATCTGAAGGTTTAGAGATGCTGAACTCTTTGCTGAACTTTAAGCAGATTGAGACAGACCTCATACCTTATTACACTTATATAGAGATGCCTTTAGTAGCGGGAGAAGAGTTCTATTTCTTGCCGTACGTAGCTTCTGTAGAGTCAGCTACGTTTAATATTGATGTGATTCGCTATCCGATGCAGTCAACAACTCGAAGGAATTATTACGGGTCTGCAAGAGCAGATAATATAAGCTCTCTGCCTTTTAATTGGAATTTCAATCGCTGTCTTGGGGGTGGAAATCTTTCTGTATACTTTAAGCCGGACTCGGACTATTCATTAAAGATGATGGTGAAGCTATTTCTTGTTGATGTAGAGCTTAGTACTGACATGACAAACGTTAGCGAGACGGTTCCTTACACATTCATCAATAGTTCAAATCAGGGCTACGACACGGGCTATCTAGAGTACTTGAGATATGCGCTGGCGAGATACATGTGCTCGGAGTACGGAATACTGTTTAATCCTCAGTCTGAGCAAATATTCAATGCAATGGAGAGAGAGCTGATGTACATTTCGCCCCCTGATTTGAGCAACAAAAAGGCATCTATACTGAACGCAAATCGCAACAATGGAATGACATATGCTCAAGTGAACCTGGGTCAAGGGTACAGTCCATCCTAGGCCTATTGAGCATAGTAGCCCAATATCTTGTCCAGAGATGTCTAAATTTTATTATTGATTGATTACCCCTATTTTTCATGGGATAGTTTTCTCATATTGTGTAAAAAAGGATGTATATGATTAATAAGTTTATAGACATAGATGGGGCTGTCCGGGTTATGGGCATAACAAGAATTGAGATTTTCGATAGATTAGCGAGCGGAACTTTTCCAAGTTCCATTGAAAGTGATTTGAACCGGTTTTCTTGGGCTCTTGAAGAAGTGCAGGCCATCGCACAGGCTATTCGCGACGGGGCCTGTGATAGGCATATTAAGAATATCATTGGAACTATATATTATTGCAGGAAAAAGCCGTCGAGAATTTTACCTAAAGCATTCCCGATTTATATTCCTGGGGGGGGCTCAAGTCGCACCATTAATGCGCGCGATATTTTTCCTCTTAACGGATATGTTTCTGTGCAGGAGCTTTGCGATAAAGATCGTAAAGACCTTGGGCTGGATAACAACGAGTATGCATACGGAAAGATTGTCAGAGGTCAAATAGGCAACATGAGTGAAGATAATGCAGACTTAATAGCTAAAGAGGATATGGGCGTCGCCTTCAAAAGAGATCGTGGATTGAAATTCATAAGCGGGCTTGAGCGGTATTTGCTCGTAAAAGAATCTGACCTTATGGCCATATTGGCCATTTAATATTTCACACCTTACGTACCTTTGCGAGAATTTAGAAATTGCCTGATAAAACCCCTTATACCAAAAATTATAAGTTGTCATGGAGTTATATTATCTAGCTTAGTATCAATAACATGATCAACCTCTAAACCCTTTAGGGGTTGACATTGGATTGCTAAGTGTACCCGCAGTGTATGCTGCAGCTATAATAGAGTCATTCGCATCGAATTTAAGATTCTTATGATTTACAGAGGCCCTAACTTTCAGCAAACCCCATTGAATATGGTGGGGTCCAGCACTTTTGGTAGATACCCCAAAATATCTATCGAAAAGACTTATAACATGTTTCAGTCTGACACAGCCCTAGTCCCTTATTCTGGATATAAGATTGCCGTAAGTTCGTCCAAGCTTCTCGATGCTAATGAAGGCCGCGGCATATTTTCCAGTATAAAGTTTGGAAGACTTGTTGTGGTGCAAGGTTCTGATGTCTTTCTGGTTAACATCAATTATTCTCAAAGCTTAGATGAGGTTACGTCTTCACAAGTCGTAAAAATTGGCGCTTTGCAATCCCAGACTGGTGTTGTTTACATATCGGAGAATAATAAGCCTCAGATTGGTATCTCTGACGGAACTAATTTCTACTTGTACGATCCGACCCTTACCCCTTCATTTAAGGTAATACCACTGGACTTTAAAGCGGGTTATCTGTCGTTTCATAACTCAAGATTTATTCTTGCGGCCAGTAATGATACGGCAATTGTTCTAGGGTTTGTTGCAGAGAACTCATGGAGATTGTCCGCTCTTAATGATGGGGCGACATGGGAAAATACAGCCTTAGAGATAGGATTGATACAGCATAAAGCAGATAATGTACAAGCTGTAGTCAGAGTTCCGTCGAAAGGTAATATGATTTTTGTGATGGGATCTAATGTCACCGAAGCCTGGTTTGATACTGGTTCTAACCAGTTATTCCCTTATCAGCGCAATAGTCAATTTAATATCGATTACGGATGCCTTAATCCAGCTACGGTGGATTACATGGATGAGTTCGTCGTATGGCTTGCAATCAATGAATCTTCCGGCCCAGTAATCATGGCATCTTCCGGGGGAGACCCTAAGAAAATAACCACAGATGGTATAGATTATTTGCTCTCTAGGCTGGAAAATCCCCAAGACAGCCAAGGATTCTTATATAGACAAGATGGCCATTTGTTTTATCACATTAACTTCTACTCTGATAACCTATCCCTATTTTACGATTTCAATACAGATAAAATTTATAATGCCTCTGACATTAATATGAATTACTTCATAGCAAGCCAGGTGGCCTTCTTTAATAATCAATACTATTTTGTAACCAAAAATAACGGAAATATCTTTGCCCTGGATACGACTATCACAACATATGAAGATGTCTCCAATAATGGAGTGGTATCTATCAATCAAATACCTCGCATTAGAATTTGCTCAAATATAAGAGATATCAGCCAAGACTTGAAGATTATCAATGACATAGGATTCACTATGGAGTCAGGAGAAACTCCTTACTATCAGCAGGCTGGCAACGAAAGCAACTTATCATTAGCTGTCCCTCGGGTGGATTTATCCTTATCTATTGATGGGGGTGCAACTTTTGGTCAGTCATGGGGACAAGAGCTTTCAGCCATTGGAAACAGGAAGAATAAGGTTATGTACTGGAATCTCGGCGCGGCTAATGATTCGGTGATGCAATTTAGATTTTGGAGCTACGGCAGGGTCGTTGTGCTAGAAGGAACTGTTAATGTGCGAATCTGATTTCGTCATATAATAAAGTAAATACCATTTTAGGAGTAAACCATGGATTATACGCTATACAGAGGACTCTTTCCTGACATGCCCCGATCTGCACGAGCTGTGGATGACAATGGTAATTTCAGTCATGCTTGGCTGCTGGGGATTTCCAGTTTGTTTCAGGCCTTGCAGGTGAATTTCAAGCCCACAGGAATTATGGTTCCCAGATTAACTCAAGAGAATATTGACATTATTGAGGCATCGTACGCTCCGTACATCGGCGCTCCATTGCCCGTCGGGGTTCAGGATATTAGCGGTCAGCTTGTGTTCGATCTGACTAATCGCGTGTCCAAGCAGTTTGTTATTACCTACGACCCAGCCCCTCCAGCAAATATTTTGACGGCTGCATGGCGTACTCTTCAATACGTATAAATATCAATAAATTAAGGAATACATTATGCCACTTTCAAATCTTTATGGATTATATCAAGATCCTGGACAGGCTGCCGCACAATATACAAACCAAATCCCTGGCGAAAATCAGCAATTCAATCAGCCGTATATGGATTCTGGTAATCAGGCTATGCAGAGTTTAAATCCCTCTGTTACTCAGGGCCTTCAAAACCCCGGTCAATTTCAAAATAACATGAATAAAGACTATACGCAGTCACCTGGATATCAGTTTGCTCTAGACCAGGCTCTGAAAGGGGCTGGAAATGCAGCTGCGGCAGGTGGAATGGCTGGAAGCCCTATGCATAGACAGCAAAATATGCAGATGGCTTCTGACATGGCTTCTCGGGACTACAATACATGGGCCGACAGAAATGCCAATATTTACGGCATGAACATGGGATCTGCCAATCAAGCTGCAGACCGTGGTCAGAGATCGGGTCAAAGACAGGCAGAGATGATATCCAGGTCTCTTGTGCAGCAGGGTCAATATGCTTACGACAATGCATCAACACACAACATGATGATGAATGCGGTTCTTTCCAATTTGGCGTCTATAGCTGGTTTTGCTGATTTCAGTTAATTTAAATAATCGGAGATATTTATGGCTTATAACTTTTTTGATACAGGCGGAGCTAAAGCTTCGAATGTTCTATCGCCTGATTTATTTTCTCAGGCATTGTCGGCATATGATGCCAACAAAAGAAGACCATCGTCTTTAGAGGCAGATATTGCTAGAAATAGACAGGCAGCTCGTGAGGCTGAACTAGCCGAGCAAGATGCTCGCATGATGCAGCAATACCATCCAATGAATCAGCAGCCAATGAATCAGCAGCCAATGCAACAGCCAATGCAACAACCAATGCAACAGCAGCCAATGCAACAACCAATGCAACAGCAGCCAATGCAGCGACCAATGCAACAGCAGATTAGTGATTACTTTCAGTCTGAAGGCCAGCCTCAACAGCAGTTTGAAGGTCAGCCTCAGCAACAGCCAATGCAACAGCAACAGCAGCCAATGCAGCAGCCAATGCAGCAACAGCAGCAACCTGAAAACAGACCTCCTTTGGATTTAGCACTCAGGATGTCGAAGGCTCGTGGAGTTAATCCTCAGATTATTGAAAAGAATGGTCAGTCTTACTACACAACTATGTTTGGTGAGTATCCGGTGGGTCCTGCGGCTCCTACAGCTTTCCAGAAAGGTCTAAATGACTTATCGATCAAGGCTATTGGCGATATTGATGCTAAGTATCCATCAGTTGTTGAGTCGTTGTCAGAAGTGCGTTCTATGGTTGAATTGTCTCGCGCCCCAGAGTTTGACAAGGCTTTTTCATCGGCTCCAGGACAAATGAGCAGATCTGTTTCCAACTGGTTTGCCCAGAATTTTGGGGACGCCGCCACTTCTGACGTAAGAACGCAGTTTCTTAATAAAGCCGACAAGCTTGTCATGGGAATGACGGGAGACATTAAGGGCTCTCTTACTAATCGGGAGTTGTCATTTTTGCAGCGTCAAAAGCCTAACGCTAATGACTCTCCGAGAGAAATCAGGTCTAAGTTAGACAATATCATGACTACTTACAATCTATCCGAGCAAAGGCTTTCTCAAAAAAGAAGTTTCATTGAGCAGGGCTATTCCCCCATTGAAGCCTCCAAAATGTCTGAGCAGATGATTAGCAGAGACGAAGTTTCTAGAGAGTCTAAAGACGCTGTTTATGGAGAAACTCGTGCAAATAGAAGCATGGGGGAAATGATTTCTCAAGAGATGAATCAGGAGGATGGTCAAGGTATACTGCAAGATGAAAGAGCCCTTTCCGATCCATCTATGTCCCTGATGGATATGCTCAGAGGAGCTGGAAATGCAGCTAGCTTTGTTACCAAGGATGTTCCTCAAATGGGAGTGGACATTATAGGTGACTTAGGATCGGGCCTATTAAGGGGCGGACTGCAAGGTGCTCATAACGTTGTTCGCTCTATAGCCAATGCTCCCTTGGAAGCTATTGATTATATGGCTGGGACAAATATACCTAAGATTCAGCCAGTGCCATTTGCCAATCCAGATCCAGAGTCTACTGCTCAAAGATACGGCCAAAACGTTGGGCAATTTGCTTCGGAAATGGGCGTACCTTCGATGGTGGGTCTAAATGCTGTTGGCGGAGCAAGAAATCTAGCTAATGCTAGAAATATAGGCCCTGCGGTATCCGCTTCCCTTCAGGCGTTAGCTGGAGCTGGGGCTGGTGGATTGGAAGGCGCTCTTCTTAATGAAGGCAACAGAGGAATGGGAGCCGCCGTAGGAACATCGTTGGGAGCTATAGGTGGACTTGTTGCTGGAGGTATGGATTATGCCAATAGAATAGGAAAGTCCACAGTAGCCAAGAATATTGCGGCTGAAGCTGTAAGCGCCAAAAAATTTTACGGCGATAAAATTAACGACGTCATTGTTTCTGCCGAGGCCATGGGAGCTGATAAAGGGCTAAAGTCTGTAAAGATACCTGACCTAATTGGCAAAGAGTTTTCAAATGAAATGTTTGCGGTGAAATCCTTTAATAAAAACAAAACTATAGAGTCTGGCCAGAAAGCCTTGTCTAATGTTGGGGATGTTATCAGAGACCTAGAAAGAAGGGGAAGCAAACCTGGGTCTTTAGATTCCAGCAAGCTAGAAAAAGCCATTTCTCTCCAGGCATCTTTAAGAGCCAACATTGGCAATGCTCTGGAAAGGGCTAATGTACCCGGTGGATCTAACGCTTTGTTTGATGCTCTTTCTGAGTACAGAGAGAATGCTATTCCCTTGACAAAGAACCCAGCTGTTGCCACTTACTTAAAAAGCAAAAAGACCGCAGTTGATGCAAAGAGAATGATCGAGTCCATCTTAAAAGATGACAAGGCTATGGAGATGCTGATGTCTTCCAATCCAGAGCTAAGAAATATAAAGAATCTCAGAGGGGCTTCGGACCTTCTTGGAAACGCTATAAAAGTTGGAGCTGTTGGCGGCGGACTAGGCATGGCAGGAAAGACCGCTATAGATATGATTGGAGATCAATAAAATGACAGTAAACACAGAACTTCTTGTCCCTACAACATCTTTCCAGGAAATCCTGGTAGATAGTAATGGTAGCCCTATGGCAGCAGGTGTAATAACCTGCTATCGCGATAACAATAGAGCATTATTAAAAAATTGGTACTACCAGTCTGGAATACCGGGGTCGTATACTTACGTGGCGCTTCCCAACCCTCTTACGTTGTCCGCGGCAGGAACTGTTGCAGATGGAAATGGAGTGGACACGATCCCATTTTTCTATCCTCACAGTGAGGATGATCAAACCGAGTCTCAGCCGTATTACATAACTATATCCAATAGCGCGGCGACCAACGAGATAACGAGAGAGAACTTCCCATTTGTGTCGCAACAAAGTGAAAGCTCCTACTCTTCCGCCGCCCAGGAAAACTACGTTGTAAATAATGTGTTCTGGAGAAACCAGGGTACTGTTGTTCTTAGCTCTGTCACAGAAACAACTCTGGCTCCCAGTCAGCACAATGGGTTTCGCAGTCCTGACTTTATGTTTTTCAAGAACAATACTACCGCTGTAGAAACCGTTTCTTTCCCGTCTTTCCCTTTAACTAACAGCCAGATTCTTGAAGGGGACCCAACTCCTGAATATTATTTGAGTCATGCATGCTCTAATACGCCATCGTCAGAAACATTTAAGTACTACCAATTTCCCATATCTTTGCACGTAAATACTCTAACGTCCCAAGAGTTCACATTTACTATTCAGGGAAGAAACTTGGGGTCGGCAACGTCTGCGGCATCTACTATATCGGCATATATCTATCAAGACTTGGGCTCTGGGGCGATATCGGAAGACCCATTTCTGATATCGGACTTCGCATTAACAAGCTCGTGGAATAAATATACCTTCACCGGAATATTCCCTCCGACAGCAGGGTTGGTTCTGTCTTCTGTCGCCAATGATGCGTTGTACTTACACATACGGATGCCTCTGAACGTAGCGTGTGAGATTAACTTCACCAAGCCTTCGATCTATTTGAGCGATAGGGCTCCTGTGAATAGTTTTCAGACGTACGATCAGATCAACTCTGTGGTTGGAACTCCAAGAACGGGTGATGTTCGCATGTCACTGAATGCGTTCTCTCCTTTTGGCTGGGTGCCTGCGAATGATGGGACAATTGGTTCAGCGGACTCTTCGGCAACAACTCGTGCTAATGTCGACACATGGTCTCTTTATAATCTTATTTATGTCGCTGTTTCGGATACCTATGCTCCAGTAAGTGGTGGCCGTGGCGCTTCAGCTTATGCAGATTTCATTGCTAATAAGGCTATGGCTCTGACTAAGACTATGGGAAGAGTATTGGGCGGCACTGGCACTGGCTCAGGATTAACGGCTAGGGTTTTAGGAGAGACTACTGGGAATGAGGCCACTGTTCTTTTAGAAGAAAATCTTCCTCCTCACTCTCACACAAAGGGTGGAACAGTTCTAGCTGAGTTTTCAGCTCTTGGAAGCCAAGTAACATCATCTACAGGAACATCTCTTTCCACGGGAAACGGCCCGGGCGCATCAGCACCATTCTCTGTCATGCAGCCATCGGCTTTCTATAATGTTTTCTTTAAATTGTAATGCAACCGCCCCTTCGGGGGCTTTCACATGCTCTCGATCATATACCCCGACATTCCCATTAATATGAAACTAAACACAATAATTAACAGTATGTTATCAGTCATGTCGGCATCCTTTGTATTGCCCGCTATATTTTGAGAGTAGGTTTTTATTTGAGATATTGCAATTTTCTGTGGATTTATATCTCCGAGATTTGCAGAGGTGCTATGATTACATAAGTGTTTTCTTCTATAACAAGGAAATTTTATGTCAACAGAACTTTATTTTGCTAGAGATGTGCAAGGTTACTGCGCGTATGCTCCGCAATTTCCGACAGATATCTATACAGCAACGTTAGCTGCTGGCGCGGCTAGTTCTATTACCGTTCCAAATAATTTATCTACATGGGTCATGTACGTACGTGTTCAGCCTAATGGATGGGTTTGGGTTTCTAATGGCAGTACAGCTGCAGTGCCTGCTGCAGGAACATTTGCAACTGCAACCTCTGAGTTAATTTGCGGAACGATTGAGTTTAAGCGAATTGTTAAAGCTGGAGATGTCATTAGTTTTATCACAGCAAATACAACATGTGATATCGAAGTAGCTTTTCAGTCTACATCTTACACAGCATAATATTGGAGCAATTCATGGCAAAGATTTATCAATTACCGACATCGCTCATCGGTTCGGTAGGGGTATTCCCTAATCAAAAGTTCTGCGTATTCGGCGACGATCTGGTAACGGTAACAACCGCTGGATATTTAAATGAGATGGATTTGACTTCAAATCCTGTGTCTCCATCAGATATCCTTATCGCTTTCTATGACTACGACCAAAATACTCAATCGGGAACCTATGCAACTTTTGGCGTTTCTGTCTCTAACCTTGGTGT